TGTATGCTTTGGGCAAACCAGTTTGCTGGATCTCTGGTTTCAAAGACTTTCATCTGTGTGTCAGAGAATATGCCGTTGTCTGTCCAGCATACAATGTAACGTGTCATGAGAAAAAGGATTCAAGTGTATTCTTGCGTTCGGTCTCCCAACCGATACAATCTAAGATAACCTTTACAGGTTCTAAAAAAGATTTGTTGAATTGTAATTCGTAGTCTATATGTTTATCTAGGTCTAATTCTGTAGGGAAATCTTGAATGAAAGATATAACATTCTCATGCATCCAATTAGGAGTTTTTAAATAACAAAATTTTATCTTCTCACCATTATTAATCGAAGCATACTTATGATCTATCTCTTTTTTCTTTGTCCAGTGATTATATAATATGGCACCACGAACATGAATAGGACATCCTTTTAAATACATCTCAGAAGAGGACTTCCATTTTTCTACATTGGAAACTGTACGAGGAAATGCAACTTCAGCTGGTGGTAATGATTTGAATTCTTTTCTACACCGTTCGATGTATTCAATTACATCATCCTCTGTTCCGTTCATTAATATTTTAAATGCATCTTTAAGAAACTTACGACATGGTGCAGGGGTAGAAGTTTTGATTGCTTCAATACCCATGATTTTCAGTTTAGCATCTTCATATCTTACACCTTCACTATCCCATACGTTTAAAATATATCTTTTCTTTGCTGTCCATATACCAGTTGAAGCGATATTCTCTCGCTTCATAATCATTTTTTGATCGTAGGCGTTAACGTAGTCTGCCAGTTCTTGGTAAGAACTTTCAATATAAGGCTCAAGTTCCACTTCACAGACCTTATTAAGGAACCCGACAATGCCTTCAGTAGTTTTTTCTCTCCCTTTGTATACAGCTTCGACCAGATCACCCATGTGCAAATAGATAGAATCAGTATCACTAGCAATAACATAATCTTTATCCTCCGTTTTTAAAATTTTGTTCATCTTTTGATTCATTTTGTTTTCTATCCAACGAATAGAAACCTGACCAGATAGTGTAATAGCTTCTGCGTTGGCAAGTTTATAATAGCGAAAATATTGATTACCAATAGCACCATAAGCAGAGTTAAGTGCAATCTTCTTAGACATCTGAACATTGTTACATCTTGCAATTTCTTTTTCGAGTTCTTTAGTTGGTGTCTTCTCATATGCTTTCTTTGCTTTGATCATTCTCTTTTTGAAGATGACACGTTCTTTGTACATCTTCTCCATGAGTTCTGGTAGAAATCCTTTTACATCTTTACGATACATTGCACCATTGGCACATACAGCAAAGTCTTTGTATAGTTCAAAAGTATCTTCTTGAGATAACATTCTATCTACACTAGCACTAGGATGTTTCTTATCTTGTAAAGTCTCAGGTGAAATATTGTATTGCATAATCAAATGCGGATACAGGGAGTTCAAGTCAAAAGATACTACCCAATCATATCTTCCAGGCTTGGGATCTTTTACATATGCACCAGCATACTTATCATCTTTAGAATTACGTTCTTTCTGCGGAATTACAATATTCTTTTTCTTTAGATAATTGTATATGATGGCATCCCATGTACGAACTTGAAAGGCAACATCACTAAAGTTAATCTTGGCATCATAGGCACGAGTACAACATAGGTCAATCAGTTTTAACTTATCCTCAAGACGATCCACCAGTTCAACGTCAACTACGTTATAGTCTACAAACTTCTGCCAGTTCTTTGTATAGAAATCACGGAACGTATCATACTCACTGTGATCTAATTTCTTTTGTCCTAGTTCCATCATGGCAATATGATCCAATCTGAAACTCTCTTGATTAGGAGTTGCTGGAGATTTCTTGTATAGATCCAAATAATCTATGACAGAGATGCCTGCAAGATCATAAACAATATTAGGTCTACCCTGTATTGTAATTTCATTACGTCTACAGATACCCCAAGGAGACATTCTCTTGGCAAATTTTTCACCCATGAGTCTGTCTATCCTACCCATTAGATAAGGTATGTCATACATCTCACAGTTCCACCCTGTAATGACCTCAGGCGTGTTCTTTGTCCACCAATCTACAAATCTAGTGATCAATCCTTCTTCACTGTGGCAGTCGATATAAATGTGGTTTTTCTTTTGAGGATTTTTTACATAAGGTCTTGATCCCCAAGTGATAATTCTCTTAGTTGCATAGTCTTGTATTGTAATTAGCAACAACTCTTCTGCAACATTAAAAACATCGGGGAAGCCACTTTCTGCAGCAACCTCGATGTCAATAGTAATTAATTTAATTTTGTTCAGATCAAAGTTGATCTCATTCTGAGGATACTCCTCTGAGATATATTGATGTACATATCTCTCATTTCCATATATGTTGAAGTTTTGAACCTGTGAATACTTATCTATAAACTCTCTGCAATCTTTGATTGTGCCTGGTTTGACAGGATCTACTAATTGACCATCAAGAGTTTTCCATTTACTTCTCTTTCTCTTAGATGGCACAAAAAAAGTAGGGCGAAAATCAACCCTCTCTTCAAAATGTTTTCCATTGTCATATCCCCTGACCAACATACTGTTGCCGATCTGGAAAACATTTGTATAGAACTTCATGTTGTAGCTACTTTCAAATATGAATCCACTAATGATTTGTGTGGTTCAACCAATGTCAATATTTTATCAGAACATATCATAATGTCAACATCATCAGTTACCTCACCTAACCAAGGTGACATTTCTTTTCCCTCTACAACAAACTCATCTAACTTATATGGAGATGTTAATTTACAATCAGGTTGACCAATATCTAAAGCAGCAACTTCTTCTATCCGTGAAATAATAGTTTCACCACTAACCAATACTAGTATTTTAATTTCCTGTTCCATTCATTCTTGCCTCATAAGATTCCTTAACCATCTTCTTTGGTTCTACTATAGCCACAACCCAACTAGGATCAATGGATATTTTCTTTTCATCAGATAAAGGCATAAAAGGATAATACTGAACACTATATTTAGTTTCTGTATCTGTACTATCTTCAGTAAGTAAAACAGGGTCTTCGATCAACTTACAGCAGTAAGCATTTTCTAAAACTATAAAGATGGGTTTATCATTTTCATCTACAAGTTCTTTTACATCTGCTATTACTTCTTCGTTAGATTTTAGTAGAACAAGTTTAACGGTCATCTTATTTATTTTGTAAAGCGGATGGATGGTATTGCACCACCGTCTACAAGTTGGAAACCTGTCGTAATACTTTTATACGACATCCGCATGTGGGAGGTTGGGTTCCTGTGTACCAACAAGAGGCGGGCATTTCTACAGTTTAGAAATACACCTCAGCCTACGACCCGATTGGTAAATCGATTCTACTGTTCCCAGCAGCGGGCACCACCCCTGTCGCATCACCTTAACCAGCTATATGCCAGTAAGTTTATTCAGTCACTCCCTATGTGCTGATCAGGCACATTTATAATGTATCACATGTACTGATAGTTGTCAACCCCTAAATTTTTATCCATCTGTTTGGATTTACTAAACAAAAATTACCCGCTTCTTTTCTAGTTGTAATTAGAATATCATATGATATGGAGTATCTATTTAAGATACCATGATAAGTTAAAACCTCATGATTTAGAGTAGATGGAAATATTATTAATCTGTTTTGTACAGCATCATATTTTCTTGTCCTACTACTTCCGTATGTTGGTTTATGATGAAATATGGGTAATCCAGATAAAGTATTTGGTTCTGGTGAATAAACTACTAGCTGTCCTGTATTATTATCTTTCTCTGTTCTTACATAAAACACTGCACTAAAATGTGATTGGCAATGATTATGATACCCAACCCCTCCACCATTGACACATACAATTGGCCATGATTGAGAAACATATATGTCTGAGCCTGGATGTATATCTGTTGGTTTTAATGTTGCACCTATCTCCTCTATGTATTTTTCAAGATGTATTGATATCTGTTTCGTAACCCATGAGAACTCTGGTTCTGCTGATATCTGGGAATCACCCAATATTTCTCCAGTAAAACTAGGAGCAAATCCAACATGATCTACATTCTTATGATAAAATTTATCAATGTACTTTACCATGCCAGTATGGACATCATCAGGAGTATCCAAATCTGCATGATACAGTGTAGTGGGAAATAGGTAATCTATCATTCCCATATTCTAACATAAAAAAAGAAGGTTTACAACCTTCTTATTGAAAGATGATTTTGATGTTACACCACTTGGCGTAATGAATTCCTCGGTAGCAGAGAAGTGCAAACACCTCATCTGGATCGTGGATTTCTGGATCAAATTCAGGCACTATTGGATGTGCCAATGTAAACTTGATGTTTAGCATTTGTCTTTACCTCCTGTAACATATTTATGTTTGGAGATCCTGACAATAGGTATAATGCACTACAATCTTAATACTTTTTACTGATTATATAACACCTCTATACGAAATATTACCAGCGATCATAGATCTACCTCTTATTTCCGAATCTGGAACCTCATGAGGTTGATGTCCAGCAAATATTATTAATCTCCCTTCTACAACTTGAATCGATTTATCATCTATGATTAATGGCGAACTGCCCTCTGGTGTCCTAAGATAATATCCAAATGATATAGGATATGGCCAATGATTATGTAACACTGCACCGCCTCCCTGATCATAATACATACCCCAGTAGTCAGCAACCATAAATTTTTTAGAGGAATCTGGGCTCTCATTGTATGCAGAGTTAGTCCACCTAGACATACTTTCCACTGCTTCTACTATGATACTCTCTATCCAATCAAATAATATATGATGATTACCTGTATCTCTTTCATTCCCTGAGTAAAACTTTGTTTTTAACGCCCCACCCTGCACTCTTAATTGTGCTTTATCTTCTACCCATTCTATTAAAGAATCGTTTATCTGTTCTGAATAGGGACAGTCATATATGACAGGTTCAAATGCAGAGGTCAAACCAGGCAGTTTGTTATACTTTAGTTTGGATATATCCATAGTAAAAAACCCTCCTTACGGAGGGTTGATCCATCTCGAACTAATAATATTTATAGGTAATTTTTTCGTGCGTGATGTTTTGGTATCACTTTGCCCAGTTTAATTGTGAGAAGTCCATCTGCAAAATTTACATCCTTAACTGTAATGTCTTCTGACAATGCCCAGGCTCTCTGGAAAGATCTCTGAGCCAAACCTCTGTGTAG